TTGACCACTCAATATTGTATCCATTCTACTAAATGCTCTTATGTCTAAAATCTCTTCAACGACCTCTCTTCTGAAACTTGCTCTCATTTTCATAAATGGCATATAAGAAGAAGACCCTAATAATACTACTTGACAAAACGACCTATAGTTGCACCTCATAATATTACTTTCAAGATACTTTTGATAATCAATTGCGCTTGCGTCTTGACTCATTAATTGTCCATCACAATGTATTTCAAAGATGTTTGGTTTAACACCTCTTATAACTTTATACTCTTTTGGTCCTACATTAAATTCTAATTCAACCTCACAACCACCATTGTTAATAGTGTTCACCATTTGGTCTTTCTTAATAATACGAAATGGTCTATTGAATAAAGCAAAACATAATGCGTCTAACAAAGTAGACTTACCACTTCCGTTTGCTCCTATGACTAATGTTAATTGTGATTTTTTTAAATCTACTTCTATTGGCACATTGCCTGTAGATAGAAAATTCTTATAAGATATTCTCTTAAACTGTATCATAATATAAAAACTAAAACTTATCTTTCCATTTTAGGATTGCCTAATCCAACATAAGGTTGTGGTGTATCTTTTTCTTTTATAAATGTTGTTCTTTGATTAGGAGGATTCATATAACAATTACCTGATACACTTATTCTTTCTCCTTTAGTTTTATAAGGAAGTACTTCGTGTCTTAACTGTGCTGGAAATATCCACATATATCCTGCTACTGGTTCATATTTGTATGAGTGTTCTGCCCATTTTGGTGCCTGATTTTCACCATAATGAAAACCTATAACTCCAGGACCTAAACCAGTTCCTTCAAATGCTTTTCTTTCTTCTTCTATGTTTGGTGTTTTTAAATATATAACCCAAGAAAATTGTCCACCGTGAGAGTGTTGAGGATTATATTCGTTTTCTCTCATAAAATTAATCCACACATCCATTAATGTAAATGATTTTGAAAATTGTGCTTCATCATATGGTTGGTTAACAAATCTACAATGTCCTTCAACATATTCATCTATATATGGTTGAAAATTTTTTATATACCACTCTTTATCTTCATCATTAAAACGTCTTTGGTCACCTAATAATCCTGCTAATCTAGCATTACCTGAACCTTGTTTAGCTTTTATACCTCTTTCTAAAAGTCCATCTATAAATTCTTGATGACATTTAAAATATGCAACATAAGGACCAAAAGCTAAATGTCCTTGTGTTTCAACTTTCGTAGGTATGTTTTGAATTTTTGGATTAAAGTTGTTACCTTGGTCAAACCCATAGCCATATGGTGTGCCTGCACTTTGAACAGGACTGCCTTGACTTCCAAACTGTCCTTTGTTAATTATTTCTTCCAATTCTTTTATTCTTTTATCTTCTTCTGTACTCATTGATTCACCTCTCCGTATAGTTCTTTAGTATAGTTCTTTAATTTCTGTTTGTCAAGGTCTGTATCAAGTTGGTCTATATACTTGCCCAAAAATGTAAGTGTATCTTCACCTTGTTCAATTAAGTCTTCTTTTACACTAGCAGTTACATCACTAGTATCCTCAAATATATTTAGTTCGTATATATTTAATGTACTATACAACCTATTGATAAACTTATCATACATATCTTCATCTGTTTTTTGAGATATAAACAGTTTGATATAACTGTTATCAAATCTTGATATGTCTAACGTATTATAATCGTGTTGTGTATCATCATACACTATCTTTTTGAAGATTCTTATTGGATTAGGAACCCTAGTTAACTCTCTAGTTTCCGTATCAAATATATGAAACCCTTTTGGATCTTTATAATCGTTCCAAGTTATTTCATATTGTGTTCCTAAATAATTTATCTGACCATCATCTGATTTTTTATGAAAGTGTCCTGATATAACTTTTTCAAATCTATGAAACATTGATTTATCTAAACCTTGGTCGTTCATAAATCCTCTATGCATTTCAAATCCTTTTATTTCTAAATGACCCATACATATTTCCGCATTTGAATTTTCAATAGCATATATAGACTCTTCATATGTTTCATCACATATCCAAGGCATAAACAATATAGGCAATCCATCAAAGGTAACTTCTTTTGGTTCTGCATATATCCAAGGTTCATTTTGACCATCATAAGTTGTACATAGTTCAGTAATTGCATTTACATTATTTGTATTCTTATAATAAGTATCGTGATTACCTAATATAATATGTGTATCTACTTTTTCTTCCCAAAGTCTTTTCATAAACTTTTGACGAAAGAAATTAGCAGTCTTATAGTTTATAAATTTACGTCTATCAACTACATCACCTAAATGTATTAATGTCTTGATGTTATGTTCTTTCAAATATGGAAAAAATACTTCATCATAAAATCGTTCTTGATACTGTAAAAAATGCGGACTATCATTCCGACAACCAAAGTGTGTATCATTTAATAATGCTATTTTCATTTGTAATAATTCTCCTGTATAAAATCGTGATAACTTGGAAACTTTTCAGCGTCTTTATTCCATTGTTGTTTGCGTTCATCTAATTTCTTTATAAATGGTGCCATACGTTCTTTTATTTCTTGTTCACTCTTATGTGTTAGATTTATTAAGTTAGGTAAATCCATTGGTGCCCAATTTAAACCAGCTGCTATATAATGCAATCCATATTTACCTGGTCTATCCATAGGATCAACAGGAAACTCCGACGCCATATTTCTTTGTAAAGCAGCTTGTAAATATCCTAACATAATTTTAGGTTTAAAAGTATATAAACTTTCTTCCCATACTTTTTCATTATTTGCTTTCCAATATGGTGTATCATTTCTTGTTGATAATGCATAATGCAACCCAACAAATTCCTCAAATCCTTTAAAGATAGATTTACAAGCAAACGTAAAGTTATCTTTATCCCAACGTGTAATTTCACCTCTTCTTAAATTTCTTACTAACATCATTAAAAATTCGTGTACTGAAAACAAACCATTACTTTCTAATGGTTCAATAAATCCAGCAGATAGTCCTATAGCAACACAATTTTTCACAAATAATCTTTCGTGTATACCAGTTCTCATTGTAATGTTTCTAAATTCGTGTTCTTCATTACCAAAACCAGGTCGTACACCTGCTAAATGATTTTTAAATTCTTTTAAAGCAGTTTCATCATCTACAAATTTATCTGAATAAACATAACCTGTACCAACTCTACTCCATAATGGTATGTTCCACACCCAACCGTTCTCTATTGCTGTGCAATTGGTAAAACATTCTACTTCTTTTTCTTTATCAACATAAGGAATTTTAGTCGCCCACGCTTTATTGTTTGGTAGATTTTGTATAGTTTCAAAAGGTTCTTTTAATGCACCACCTAAAAGCATTGATTTAAAACCTGTACAATCAACAAATAAATCTGCATAGTAACTATATGTTTTTGTAACTACACATTTAATACCGTTCTCATTTGTAGGCACATCAATAATATCTTCTTGTATATGTTTAACACCTCTTGGTAAACAATAGTGTTCTTTTAACCATTGACCAAATTTACCTGCGTCAAACTGATAAGCAGAATCTCGGTCAAGTTCAAAACCGTGAAAGTTAAAAGCACCTTTACCTTGATTAACTAATGCCATATTAGGAGCAAAACTATCAGCATAATCTGAAACAGGTGTTTCTGGATAAAATTCTTTTTTTATCCACCAGTCATTATATTGTAATTGAGTTCCTTCTACTTTAATAGGACCAAAAGGATAATGAAATGATGGCTCGTCTTTTCCATTAAAGTCTGTAAACTTAATACTAAACTTAATAGTGCCATCTGTATGTTTTAAAAATTCTTTATCATCAATGCCCAAAAATTTTGTCCATTGTTTAACTTTTGATATTGTACTTTCACCAACTGATATTGTTGGAATGTTAGGTGATTCTATTACAGTTATATCTTTATCTGGAAATGCTCTAATTAAAGTAGCAGCCGACATCCAGCCAGCAGAACCTCCACCGACTATTATAATCTTATCAGTTTTCACTTTTTCTTTTTCTTCTTTTTAGTTGTTGTTTTCTTAACTGGTTCTTCCGCTGGTATATTCTTTCGTAGAAATTCTGTAAATTGATTTTTAAACTCTCTATCTTCTCCAGGTTGCAAAGTCATATCATCATAGTTTGCGTTTTGAATCATACGGTGTTTAATAGTTGTTTGTTTTTTCTCTTTCTGTATTCTCCGTACAAAAGCATAGTAGATAATTTGTGTGAAATATGCAAAGGGATTGTTAGTTTTTTTAGGATTGAAATTGTCAAGATACTGCAAACAGTTTTCTATACCATCTGATATCATATCATCACGATAGGTATAATTTATAAAGTTTGGTCTATAAGATAAGTGATTCGCTATTTTCAAAAAACACTCACCAACGTAGTCTGGTACAACTGGTTTATTTAATTTTTGTCTTTTTGCTTTATTAACAGACTTTCTATAAGCCACCATAGCAGCAAAAAATTCTTTATTATTTACATAATGTTCTGGTTTTTTTTTAATTTTAGTTCCATTCATAATAATTACATATTACTACACTTTTTTCTCTTTGTCAATGCTGGGTCGCAATAATCGTTTGATTGCTTTAGATAGTTTTTTGACAGGAATTATCTCTCCTATCTGCCATTGCTTGGCAATATGAGCTAGTTTTTTTGTTTTGTATGGCACTTGACTTTTCACGTTTTTTGTATATAATAGACTATGTAGTCTGGTGGAGAACGCTTTAGTAACTAGTGGAGAGTTCTCTTTGTTGCCTTATCTCTAAATATCTCGTTCAACATTTCATTATCTTCTTCACTTATTTGTTCTTGCATAAACGACCCTTTTTTGGCCTTCTTTGGTTGGTCTAATTTATCATAGTCACCTGCAAGATTTAAATAACTTTTTGACATATCTCCAGACGCCATAGTTATAGTCATTATCTTATCTTTTGGTATAGTAACTACTTTATCTGGTGTATAATTAACCCATTTAATAAGAGCAATATAATCTCTTATTCCCATAGGTGTCATCTGTGGAATATACTTAATCTGTAATGGTTTGCTAATTCGTAGCATTGGAGATTTGTCTGGTAGTTGTTTATCTCCAGCTGGTAAATGTGCAACGACATCATCACCGTTTACTAGTTTGATTATTCTTATGTCAGCTTTTACTTCCATTTTTCTCCAGTTCTATGTTGTGGATTTCATAATCAAAGTCTTCACTATTGTATATATTTATACGAGACCTGAAGTGTTGTAAAGTGTAATTTTCCTTTTCCCCATAGGAAAGGTCATCAGCAATATCATATAATGTTGCGTGTGATTTGTTATCTTTTAATCTCAATCCTCTTCCAATAGATTGTAAATTTCTTATACGAGATTTACTAGGGCTACTAAAAACAATATTGTGTAGATTGCGGATATTAATACCAGTACTGAACGTCCCATAAGAAGCGACAATAATCGCATTATCAGACTTCTCGGTAATTGCTCGGACTTGTTCTCGTTCATCAGCTTCCACTCCTCCGTGGATATAGAATATAGGTCGGTCACCTGCCTTCTCTTTTATTAGTTCAAATAATAACTTACCGTGCTTTTCTACATACTGAAACAAGCATAAAGTGTTGCCGTGCAAATTAGTGACCAGATTTTTTATGTATTTATTTCTTTTAACATTTCTAACTAAAAAATCCATTTCTTCTTGGTATGTTTTATTTTTTAAGAATTCTCTTTGTACTTTACTGTATTGTAATACTAAACAGAAAATTTTAAGTTTAGCTAGTTGTTCTTTGTCTTGGAGTTCAGTTGTTGTAGTGACTTTATTAACTGCACCAAACAGTCCTTCTAATACTAGTTTGTGTGTCTTACTATCATCTAGGGTACCTGTACAACCTATCTTATATTTACAGTTAGTTAACTTCGTTAGTATTTTAGTTAGTGATACTGCTTTAAATAGATGTGCTTCGTCACCAATTATCATACCATAGTCGCTAAAGTAATTCTTTGATAGATTATAAATTGATTGCCAAGTAGATATGACTACTCTTTTAGGTGTTATCTTACTATGACCTTCATAAATTCTATGTACATTTCTTAAACTATCATAGCCATAGTCTTTAAAATCTTTATATAATTGTTCTACTAATGATGTGGTAGGTACTATAATTAATATCTTCTTATTTTTTGGTAGTCTTAATAGATTGAAACGTACTAATAGATATAGAATAAGTGATTTACCACTAGCAGTTGGCGATAGTAATAAACATCTATTCTTTTTAACTGCATATGTAAATGCTTCTTTTTGATAATCA